TCCACTATTTCTGAGAAGTGCATCATATCTGATGGTGGGAGTATAGATAGCAGCTTACGCCATCCTCCCAGAGCTTGCAGCATATTAGCATCCAAACCAAACTTGCTGACTAGTTCAGCCTCAGTCTGAGGCCTTCGCTCTGACTCTTCATACTGCACAAGCGCACTAATATCAGGAATGGAAGCTCTACTTGGGGTCTTTGAATCTATAACGTCAAGACTCTTATGCCATTTAACCACACGTTGAGGCCAACATTCGCTGGCTGCTGAATGCATAAGCCTATTGCGTTGTTTGTTGTACAAACAGCCAAATACTTCTTGTTCAACGACAAGCATGTAACGATCAAGAGCAGCTTCTGTTAAGAGAGTACCGAAGCGCAACTTGTTCTTACGACGCCAACTCAGCATGCCAGGAGCGACAGGGTCCCCATAAACAGCATCATTGCCTGTGGGGACGAGAGGTGGTTCTTTGGTGGTAGTGTCCCACAAAGGATTGTAAACACCACCACTGCGGTACATCCACCATTCAAGCTTGAGAGTTTTCCCGGGAAGGCGAACTTGCATGTTCCTATTGAGGACCGTTGCGGCAAGTTGCTTCCCGAGCCACAAGGGTAAACCCCGTGTCACCAATTCCCAAGCATTGGAATTTGTAGCTTGAATAATACCATCGAACCACGTATACGTATCCTTATACCAGTTACCGCTCATTAATTGAGCCAACGCAGCACATAAAGGCCTGGAAGGACGTGGGTCGGTAGTTAATGCACGTTGCAAATACTCGTGGGAAGGCACAGTTGGACATCCAGCCAGTTGTTTCTCTACTTTCAATACAAATCCAGCCCTAGCATGCAAGGACATATACAACAGGGCATCAACCCACGAAGCAAATATGGTATCCTCATCATCGCCTGTCATAGCTATATCTAAGAGCTTAAAATCCGGGAGTACTAATTTGGCAGCGTATTGCATATTATTCGAATAAACAGCATGTAAACAACAATTGTCTCTAGCAGTGTTTCTGTCGCCCGAAAACAATCCTCCGAATATACGTTCCAGTTCATTCCCAAAATCAACCCATGAATTTAGGTGTGCCTTAGCTGACCATAAACTTGCAGCAGCCTTACACATAGCCATAAAGCTTCCTCCACCATAAAGCAACCAAGCACGAGCAAACAAAAGATCCAGAGCAGCAAGCATAG